TCATCCTTAACCAGCGCGACAGTCTTTTCTGTAATCGTCCACTGGTTTAATCCTCTGTTTGCCCACTCTGCAAGCATGAGGTTTAACGATCTGGTTGCTGTCTTGAGGTCGTATCCAGTTCTTAACTCAATGCCACATCTTTCAAATGCTTCCTCAATATACTCAGCAACATCTGGTTCAAAGTTTTTAGAATTACTTGTAGCCATTTAATCCTCGTACAAATTGTTGAAGGTGATTGATGGATCGAGATAACTATCATGACCTTCTGCTGAATGCGCCCACTGAGAAGGCTTGAAGTCTGGAGCACCCTCACCTGTCACCCAAAGTGCTGGAGATGTTGCCCTGACTCTGTTGTTAGGTAAAGCCACTAAATTTCCTTTCCACTGACCTTCTTCTGTTATACATAATACATGGCTTTGTTTGTGTTGGGCAGGATCATCAGCGATATGTGAATCAGTATAATCTACAGTAAGCAAATATTTAGATGTGTAAAACTTTCCATCGATCTTAGCAATCCAAGGCGAGGAGCTTACGCGATCAAGCACCACCACAGAATGATCGCGAGACTCACAGTCCCAAGGCTGGGATAAATGATCATCCATAGGTTTTGGAAAGTCTTCCATAGGCATGTCACAGACAAGCCCTTGGATTGGCATCCTTGCCCACATGGCTCCACCATGAATGTTGCCCTCATCCCAGTCATCACAATCAGCTTCACAACCAGTAAACACCACTTGAAAACTCAAAGACCTGTCAGGAATTGTGTTAACTGCAATCGCCAATCCATGTAAATATTCGTCATGATATTGTTCGTGGTTGTAGGTAAATTCACGCCTCACCCACACCTTAAAGTGTGGGATGTTGCTTATCAGATACGACAATTACAAACCTTTCATAAAGTTTCTCAATTCTGCTTTCATTTCTTTAGATGTAATAGCAGCCCCTGTTATTTCTCTTAGTTTTTTGTTAAACGCTTTGCGCTGGGCAGCAGTCAAATTTTTTGAGTTGCCATTGCTTTCCAACAGACGTTCTGCGCGAGTCATGCTTGACCCTGCTGTATTTTTCTTAGCAGTTCCTCCAGTATTCATTTTTTTAACGCTTTTGGACATTTTTCTTTTCAAGGCTCCACCCTTGGACATTTTACGCATTGCGCCACCCTTGGACTTCTTTCGTAAATCTCCAGCACCTTTTCCATCAGCAGCAAAAGCAGGAACTTTTCTTCCATTGACAGTGGTCATTTTCATCGCTGTGCCACCAGTCTTCATTTTTTTAAGAGTGCCACCCTTGGACATCTTACGCATTGCACCACCTTTGGATTTTTTCCTCATCGATGCGCCTTTAGTTCGCTTGTACATTGTTGCTCCTTGTTGAGTTAAAGTGACCCACCCATCCTAGAAAAAGATGGGACTCTTGGTCTGTAGTCTTTATGATGTCTGCCTGACATGATTTCCTGACCTGTTTCTTTGTTGATCAGTCTGTAAAATTCACCTTCAGGCAATGAGATATTCTGTTGATAAAAGGGCAAGCTCTCCATTACTTGTCTGTTAACTTCCTCAGCGATTCCTGTCGCATCAGGTCTTTGAATGCTTTGACCAAATCCATAAGAATCTAAATCCATTCCCGGCCCTATTGGCCCTTGTCCTGCAAATGGGTCAAAATCACCTGATTCGATTGTGCCAGTATAATTAGGAGAGTTTCGAGTAGAACTGTCTTGTCTACCTGTTACAACATCTTCACCAATTTTTGGAGTGTAACTAGACGCAAACGCGCCACTGCCTAACATGCTTGGTGAACCACCATATTGTTGCCTTGAAGCTTGCCTTGAGCCTCCTCTTCTACCCAACAAGCCAAATCCTAGCAAACCTCCTTTGCCTCTCAATCCAAACAAACCAGTTCCTGATGTTTGTCTTGGAGCTTGCGTCCTATTAATCAAACCAAACCCTAGTGGGCCACCCCTCCCCCTCAAGCCAAAGAGTCCTCCCCTTTGGGGATTGATTAATCTTGTTACAGGATTAAAGCGATCCCTGAAATTAGTAAACTGATTAGCTCTTCTGCCAACCCTGTTCAATAGGTTCCCAAATTGTCTGGCTCCGGGCAAAAACTGTAATCTTCGCCCAGCCCTCTGAAATCCAGTGTCTGCTAAATTAGTAAGTCTTTGCCCAACAAAAGGCGCGTTCCTGAAACCCATCTGATTACCCAGAATGTTCGCAAACATCCTAGCTCCCTGACCAGCATAAGGATCTCTTGCTGTCCCACCACCATTTAGATAGCGAATGCCACCCTCCTCCTCAAAGGAAGGTGACACTTGCATTGGCATTTGCGATCTGGAAATCGCCATCTACTAGTCGTACTTCTTGATTAACTCAAGAATAATCATGTAGGTGTCACCACTACTGTGTCCAGTGGTAGTGAAATCTATGTCGCCAGTTTTACCTGATCCTGCGTTGTTTGGGATCGCAGTAAAATTGTCATAGTATTCATCACCTGTCGAATCTGCTGGCAACCCAATCGCTAACACGTTCGAGGTTGCGTCAAAATCCAACTTTACTGACATGCCCACTGTCGCCCAGTAAATGCGCTGAATATGTACTTCAGTGCAAGTTTGACCCAGTGAGTTTGTAGCCAAAGCAGAAACGTCTACTTTTTTAACAGCAGACTCACCAGTGCCATCACTGACATTGGTGAATCTTAAAACAGCAGTGCGCTCACCATCTTGGATAGTTTGTGAAGCTACGGCATCAGCCATCGTTCACCTCCTGTTAAAGTTCAGTGACAGCAGTTCGTTCCTTGTACGCACCAACATAATCAACTGTCAAAGTCTTTGCAGCAGCCGCACCATTTTGAATGCCAAAAGACAAAGCTAACTCTTCGTCGTCTGGTGCATTTGTGCTTACAACTGTTCCAGCTAAAACGTTGTTTTGGAATACATGAAACTTCTGATCTTTGGGGTCATACAAGAACCCAACAGTCATAAAGGTATCGTCAGCCAAAGCAGTACCCAAATCTAAAGTAGATTGTGTGCTGTCTTTTTCGACAATAAATGTGACAGTTGTGGCTCCATCTTCTTTCAAGAAGAAAATGCCGTCTGTGACATCCAGAGGAGTTGTGTCTGTTAGCTGTAAGCCAGCAACAATGTCTGATTGTGTGGCATCACTTGTTTTAAATCGCATGTGAAACGCTAGTTGCTTACCAGACTCGTACTTGTATCCTTCCTTGACAAGCTGGAAAAAATCATGATCGTTGTCAGCGTCATCGTTTGTGATGAGCAGCAGACCGCCATCACCATCAGTCAAAGCTTCACTGGCGTTTCCAGATCCACCTTCTGTTGTTGTGATTGTCCAGTCACTTGCTAAGTAAGTGTCAAAGTCGTTGAAGTACGAGTGATATTTGTGAGGTGCAGGAGCTTTTAATTTACCAAGCGTTCCATCTGCTGAAACGTTTGTTACTCCACTTGTAAAATGAGTAGTCATGTACAGTTCTCCTATGTTGTTGAACCAGCTTGAACGTTATTGTTCTCGCCATAATGACCACACAAGTTTAGGCTAAAATTATCAATAAAGGAATGCTTTATGCGATCTCCTCAATTGAATCTGTGAACTCAGCTTTGGTTGGCCTTTTGAAAAACCCAAACTTTGGATCATCATCAGAAGGCTCGACTGCTGCCATGAACGTGACTGTTCTGCCTTTGGGACTTGGCAAGGAAGCTGGTATTGAACCATAAACCTTAAATCCCCTGTCATCCTGAACCAACATTCTGAACACAGTGCCAAATCGTGTTTCCTGCGCCTTGGTTCCCAAGACTGTGCCAGTGATTGCCACCCTGCCAGTTGGTACAGGCTCTGCTGCCTCGTAGATTGCTTCTTCTTTTTCTTTCTTGATTCGAGCAGCTTCTCTTCGTGGCCCATAAACAAAATCTTCGATCATCTCAAACGCTTCTGTGCATCTGGTGCTTACATAAAGGTGGCAAACATATTTGCCATCAGATTCGAACTCTTTGCCCTTACTGACGTTAATTGGCAAAGCAGAAAATGCTCGTTCCAACCTGTCAGCCATTACAGCATCAACGTAATCAATTCTACGTCCACTTTTGCTAGGTTCGTAAGTAAAGGTCAATTGGTCAGGGTCGTGTCGCCTATCTTCAGGAAGAAACTCACCAGCCATAAATTCTTTTTCTTGAAGAGAATCGTAGACCTCCCACTGATAAACGTAGTAGTCGCGTGGCGCATGTAATCTTCCATCAATGCCTATGGTTGGCCTCAAGCCATCGTTCAAGGATTCGCCTTTGGCAATCACGCGATCCTGATAAGCCTTTCGAGCAGCTTCTGACTTGATCAAAAATGCCTCAAGTCTTTGTTCTACGTCTTTGACTAATTGTTCCATGCTTGGTTCCTCTTGAATTCAAAGACATTATACATAAACTATTGTTAATTGCAAGTCTTAATATATAAATATAAAAGCTTGCATAACGACACTATTAAGGTTAATAAAAAAGGGGCTTTCGCCCCTTTCTTTTTAT